TGCCGCATCCGCAATCGCCGGCGGGGCTCATGCTCGTTGGCGGCAGCTTCGGCGCCGCAACGAGCGAGATCGATGCCGCACTCATTGCGCGCCTGCGCAACCGCTTCGAGGCCGCAACGAAAGCCATCGATGATTGCGATCGCGCGTCTCGTATGGGGCCAGGTCGAAGACCGTCGCTGCTGCTGTATCGCGTGGTGTGCGTCGATGAGGACACGACGTTGTGGTCGATGAGCGACATCGGCAATCTGCGCGCTGCGTTGAATGCGTTGACGCGTGTGTTTGGCTGTTGACAGGATTCAACTAGGAGCATAGAGTTCCGATATTCTAGATTTAGAAATGCGCCCGCAGCTCACCACTGCGGGCGTTTTGATTCACCGCATTGCAATCAAGCGTGATGTTCGATGCGGGTGAGCAAGTCGCTGCGCGACCACCAGCGCATCGAGATGAAGTCAAGCGCAATTGCGCGGGTCCTTCCGGGCGCACACGCAATGAGGGGGGGCTGCCAGCGCGAGCCTTTCCTAGCGACAGAATAAAAATCGCATTTCGTTTCGTTTTGGTCGCGCGCATGTGCGGCGGTCTGCTTGTGCGAAAACGCTGTGCCGCAGAGACATTCCACTTTCAGCGACCTGCGATAGCCCTTTCAAATCCATCCAATAAAACGAAACGCCTAAAGCGCCACCGTTGCCCGTCGAGGTCTCATGACAGAACTGCGGACATGGCCGGCGGACGCAGTCGAGCGCCGCGCCGTTGCAGCGCTTGTTCCGTATGCGCGCAACGCTCGCACGCACAGCGATGTGCAGGTGGCGCAGATTGCGGCCAGCATTCGCGAGTGGGGCTGGACGGTTCCGGTGCTCGTGGACGAGACCGGCATGATCATCGCTGGCCACGGGCGCGTCCTGGCGGCGCAGCGGCTCGGTATCGACAGCGTTCCGGTGATGGTGGCGGCCGGATGGAGCGAGGCGCAAAAGCGCGCTTACGTACTGGCCGACAACAAGCTGGCGCAGAACGCCGGCTGGGACGATGACCTGCTCGGCCTTGAACTCAGCGACCTGCGCACGGACGGCTTCGACCTTCCGCTCATTGGTTTTAATGAGGATGAACTTGCTGAGCTTCTGACGCAGAAGACGCAAGGACTGACCGACCCGGACGAAACACCGGAGCCGCCCGAGCACCCGGTGACGCAGGCTGGCGACGTGTGGGTTCTCGGCACTCACAGGATCATCTGCGGCGACGCGACGAATCCCGATGACGTCGCGCGCGTGCTCGCGGGTGTAAAACCACACCTGATGGTGACCGATCCGCCCTATGGCGTTGAGTACGATCCAGAATGGCGGGCCCGCGCGGGCCTCGCTCGCACATCTGCGAAGATGGGCGGCGTGCTCAATGACGACCGAGCCGACTGGACGGACGCATGGAAGTTGTTTCCCGGCGACGTGGCGTACGTGTGGCACGGCGGATTGCACGCGGGAGCTGTCGCCGAGAGCCTCGCGGCCTCCGACTTCTCCGTCCGCGCACAGATTATCTGGGTCAAGGACCGCTTCGCATTGTCGCGCGGCCATTATCATTGGCAGCATGAACCTTGCTATTACGCGGTGCGTGATGCCGGCCACTGGAGCGGCGACCGCAAGCAATCCACCGTCTGGAACATTCCCGCGCGCGAAGACAAGGGCTTCGGTCACGGGACGCAGAAGCCGGTCGAATGCATGCGCAGGCCGATCGAGAACAATTCATCTGCGGGCCATGCTGTGTACGAGCCATTCTGCGGATCGGGCACAACGATCATCGCTGGCGAAATGACCGGCCGGCACGTGTTCGCCATCGAGATGAACCCGGCTTACGTCGATGTGGCTGTGAAACGCTGGCAGGATTTTACCGGCAAGGCGGCCTTGCTTGAAAGCAACAACCGTTCTTTTGACGACGTCACGGCTCTTGTTCATCCTGATTTGAAGATGCACGCCATCGCCGCTGACGAGGAGCGGTGAGATGGCGACCACGCACCCCGTCGAGACCATCGCGAAGCTGCTCATCCTCACCGAGCGCCGAGTTCAGCAATTGGCGCGCGAAGGCATACTGCCCAAGGCGGATCACGGTCGCTATGAGCTCGTGCCGGTCGTGCAGGCCTACGTCAAATATCTTCGCGACAGAGCCATCGGCGCTGATACGCCTGGCGAAGACGGGGATCACAAGCGCCGGCTGATGAAGGCCCGCGCCGACATCGCGGAGTTCGAAGCGCAACGCCTGTCGGGCGACCTTGTCCCCGTCGATCAGGTTGAAAAAACATGGACGGACATTGTCGCCCGTTTTCGCCAGCGCATGTTGTCGGTGGCGCCGAAAGCTGCGCCCCTCGTCGTCGTGGAGACCAGCATCGATGCGGCGCACGACATCATCGAGACGCTGATCCATGAGGGGCTCGCCGAACTTGCCGCCACCCGTGCTGAGAGCATGCCCTCAGCTGAAGCGCGCGACGGAAACAACGATGCGCTCGGCGGCGCCTCCGCCGGACCTGACGATCTCTGAATGGGCGGACCGCTATCGTCGGCTGTCGCCAGAATCGAGCGCCGAGCCCGGCCAATGGATGACGCGTCGGGCCGAGTATCAGCGCGGCATGATGGACGCGGTGTCGGAGGCCGGCGTCGAGCGGGTGGTGCTGATGACCAGCTCGCAAGTCGGCAAGACGGAGGTGCTGAACAACGTCGTCGGCTTTCACATGGCGCAGGACCCGGCCCCCATTCTCGTCGTGCAACCGACTCTCGAGATGGCCGAGACATGGTCGAAGGATCGGCTGGCTCCCATGCTGCGCGACACGCCGGCCCTCAGCGATAGGGTCGCTGACCCACGCGCGCGAGATAGCGGCAACACGCTGCTGCACAAGCGCTTCGTCGGTGGACAGGTAACGGTGATTGGCGCGAACAGTCCCTCCGGGCTGGCGAGCCGTCCCATTCGCGTGGTGCTCGCCGACGAGATCGATCGCTATCCGGCCAGCGCCGGCACGGAGGGCGATCCGCTCTCCCTGGCGATCCGACGCACCGCGCGGTTCTGGAATCGGCGCATCGTCGTGGCCTCCACGCCGACGCTGAAGGGCTATTCGCGCATCGAGGCGGAATGGGAGCGCTCCGACAAGCGCCGTTATTTCTGCACCTGTCCGCATTGCGGCGAGGCGCAGCATCTGAAATGGCGCCAGGTGAAGTGGCCGGAAGGGTCTCCGCAAGACGCCGTCTACATTTGCGAGGATTGCGGGGCGGGATGGAGCGAGGCGGACCGCCTCGCCGCTATCCGCTGGGGCAAGTGGAGGCCGACGATTGTTGGAACACCCGGCGTCATCGGCTTCCACCTGAACGAACTTTATTCGCCCTGGACGAGCATGGCTGCGGTGGCGGCCGGATTTCTCGATGCCAAGCGCGCGCCCGAGACCCTGAAGACCTGGGTGAATACGGTTCTGGGCGAGACCTGGGAGGAGGACGCCGAGCGCATCGACGGCCATGGGCTGATGGGTCGCCTCGAAGATTGGGGCATTGCGGCGCCTGCCGGCGTGCTGGTCGTCACCTGCGGCGTTGACGTGCAGGATGATCGTCTTGAGGTCGAGCGGATCGGCTGGGGCGTCGAGGAGGAATCCTGGTCGCTCGAGCACGTCATCCTCTACGGCGATCCTTCGGGGCCGGAGCTGTGGGCGGACCTCGACGCATACCTGCTCAAACGCACAACGCGCGCCGACCACATCGAAATGCCGGTGCACGCGACCTGCATCGACTCCGGCGGCCATCACACACAAGCGGTGTACCGGTTCGCCAAGGACCGGACGCGGCGGCGGGTCTACGCCATTAAGGGCATGGCGGGCCCGGGCCGACCGGTCTGGCCAAAGCGGGCGACGAACAACAACAAGGTGCGCGCCAATGTCTTCATCGTCGGCGTCGATTCCGCCAAGGACGCGGTGTATGCGCGCCTCAAGATCAGCCGGGCGGGACCTGGTTATTGCCATTTCCCGAAAGGCCGGGAGCTCGCCTACTTCGAGCAGATGACGGCGGAGGTTGTGCGCACGAAGCACATTCGCGGCTTTCCGACGCGTGTGTACGTGCTGCCAAGCGGACGCCGCAACGAGGCGCTCGATCTGCGGGTCTATGGCTACGCCGCCCTGCAATCGCTGAATGTTCGCTGGGGTCATTTGCTTGCGCAACAGCAGCGTGCTGCGCCGCCGCCGCCGTTGGCGCCGCCGACTGAGCCTGTTGCGACGCCGGCGCCCACGCGAGGCGGTTCGAGGTTGCCGTCGCCCCCTATTCCACGCGCGCGCACTGTGCGGAGATCAGTATGGATGAGCTAGAGACACAGGCGCTGCTGCTGCAGCTCTCGGCGCTGAAGAACGCGTCACGTTCAGGCGTGCTGACGGTGCGCCACGGCGACACCTCGACGACGTTCCGATCGCTGGGCGAGATTGAGCGAGCCATCGCCGCCATGGAAGCGGAGCTGAGCCCGCCGCGGCGCCGCAGCCCGCGCTACATCACGCAATTGAGCAAGGGGCTCTGATGCTCGTCGACCTGCACGGAGAGCCGATCCACAGAAAGGCGGCGGGCTTCCGCGCGTTCGACGCCGGCCGGTCCAACAGACGCCTACGCGCGCTGCCGACGTTCACCTCGGCGATCAACGACCAAATCAAGGCGTATGGGGCTTCGGTCCTGGCGCGCTCTCGCTATCTCGCCGTCAACAATGGCTATGCGGCAAAGGCGAAGGAGGAGTTCGTCTCCGCGCTCGTTGGGTCCGGCATTACGCCTGCGCCGATGCTCGACGACGCGGATATGAAGACCGAGCTGCAGGAGGTCTGGCGCGAGTGGACCGATGAGGCCGACGCCGACTGGCTCACTGATTTCTATGGGCTGCAATCGCTCGTCGCCGGCGAGATGTTCGAAGCGGGTGAATGTTTCATCCGCCTGCGCCCCCGGTATCCCGAGGACGGGCTGGTCGTGCCGTTGCAGATCCAGTTGCTGCCGGCCGAAATGCTCCCGCTGGAAAAGAACGAAGATTTGGGCGCTGGCCGGCGCATTGAGTGCGGCATCGAGTTCGACGCCATAGGCCGGCGCACCGCGTACCATTTCCACAAGAAACACCCAGGCGCTGCGGGGCCCGGCGTCGCCGGCGGCGTGTCAATGAGCGAGACGACGGCGGTCCCAGCCGCAGAGGTGCTGCATCTCTACAAGCCCATGCGCGCCGGGCAGATACGCGGCGTGCCGCACACGATCTCGGCGATCGCGACGCTGGCGCTCCTCGACATGTACGATGA